AGGCCATGGAACAGGCACACCAACAGGTAATGCAGAGCCTTCTCCCAAACCAAGGTTTTCGAGAGCCGTTTGCACAGTGCCATCCGATTTGATATCGCCAAACGGATTCTTGCGGCTTAACAGCAGCGCACGAAGTGCGGTAAGCATCTGGTCATGCCGCCCTTTCTCCAGGCTGGCACCGGAGGCCTCCACCACGCTACAAAGTTCTTCCTGCAACATGTCAAAGTAGTCATCATCCAGATCGGTGGCAGGTGTGCCGGTCTGGGGGTTACCACGGGTAAAACCGTTCTTACCCGCGCCGAACTTATCCTTCTGCGCGGTTTTCGTGTCTATACGATGCATGGATTACTCCGGATATTTAAAAATTACGTAGGTATGCGAAGGGCAGAGTTTGTTAAGCACGCACTCGACAACGGTGTCGCCCCAGATACGCAGTGCGGAATCACAGGGATCGCCACATGTCATCCAGGTGGTGTTGGTGGCGGCTGGCATGTTGACCTGCCAGTAATACCGCCATTCCGGCGCATTCACTGCGTCAGTACAGGCCGATGAGCAGGTGAACGTGCTTTTATCGTATCGCGTGATAGTAGCGTCTGGTCTGCCCAGGGCAGCAAGCTGTGCAAGGTAAAAATCCTCATTGATGCCGCCCGCCAGATTAACCTTCGCATCCAGCCGTTGCTGACGCTGGCGAAGGGTCTGTGTCCCTGCGGGAATACATTCATCCGGCAGACCGCACAGACGCTCCCAGCGGTTTATCAGTTCAGTGGTGGTGCGCGGATCCAGCTCCCGCATCAGGGCATCCGCACGCTGATGAACGCGGGTTAATGAAGGTGCCGCACCGGCAATCGCCGGATCGCTGGCTGACCATGCAGGACCGGGCGGCAACAGTGCCGATAACAGGCGGATGTAATCATCGTTTGTCACGTCCATGAAATCGTCCCCAGAACCGCCAGTTCATTTTTTGCAATGGAGATATTGTCCGCCGGGGCAAGCAACTGATGGCTGTATTCCCCGTTCGCACCGGAAATCGCCTCACTGATACGCGATACCTTCAGTTCTCCCTGAGGATAACCATCACGCAGCAGGAACGAACGCAACTCTGCGGTGATGGCTGCCCGTATTTCCGGTGTGTCCGGCGTCACGCGGATATGAAAATCCACTTTATGCGCCACCGGCCTGAATACATACAAATCAGAGCCTGCCACCGGGGCCAGTGGCTCAATGTGTTGTCTTGCCGCCGTTTCCGTTGATTCTTCCGGAATGGGATTAATCAGGTCACTGCTGGCAATCATCACACCGACAGTTCCCGTTCCCATCCAGTGACGGTATGTCCATGCGCGGGTAATGCCGGGCACTTCTTTAGCCCAGACGACATAGTCCACGTCAGCCCCGCCCTGCGGCGTCCAGTAATACCGCTCAATGATGCGGGCGCGCCACGTTTCCAGATCTTCAGTATCAAATCCGCCTGTCAGGGTGTCAGCCACACCGGAAGACGGCAGACCATTCACCGGCGTGACCAGGATTAATGACGTACCGTCGTCAGCGTTACCGACCGCGCCTGAACTTGAGCAGGCGATCGGCACGCGCAGGACACCACCGGAGCTGGTTGCATCGGCAGTTGCCGTGTACTGAACCAGGTCATCGCGCTGAATAACACTCCCGGCGGTCACCTTCAGGCCATCGCTGACACCTTCCCAGCGCATATACCCGCTGGCAGCCGTGGCCCCCTTGCGCGGACACCGTTTCATCGCAGCATGTCGCGCCAGCCAGGACTCATCGCACAGGTCAGGCAGCATGTTCATTGCCAGATAATCGATGTAACCGTAAACCGTATGCAGCGCCGCCGCATACACCTTTGCCCGCACGTCTTCATCCATGCGCCGGAGCGTGTCGCTGACGTCCAGCCTGGCGAATAAATCGTTACGGAGCATACTGATATTTTCTGCCAGCGTCGGGCGCTGAAATTCACTGTCCGCCATGCGTTATCGCACTCCACAGATCATCAAAAGAAATCATTACCGGTCCGTCACGACGCCAGAGAGTGATACTGTTACCCAGTTCATTAATCCCGGTGCGGCGGATATCCAGATCAATACGGGACACCACGCCATCATCAATCATCCATTGCAGGCATTCGCGGATATACCCCCTTACCGTCTGCACCAGCTGATTGGTCAGTTTGCTGCGCTGAAGCAGCCACAGTCGGGAGCCGTAACGGTCATTCTGTACCGCAGGCCAGGTATCCCCCCACCATCCCATCGGGACGTCGGCGTTGTCATCAGGCTCCGCCCGCCGCCAGGTAAACAGGGAAATCACCACGGAGCGGGTCAGCGGATCCAGCGGTGCGCTGGCGCAGGTGCGTTTACCGTTCACCGTCAGCCACAGTTCCATCATGCCTCCATCGCTTTATCCGGTTTGTCGGTGTTACTGCCCTGACCGTTCTCTCTGTGACGATGCCCGTTATAGGCAAGCCGCATCGCTGACATGGTGGTGCCGCCGGAGTCGCACAGGTCTTTCACCTGTCCGGTCACTTCCAGGTCCATTTCAAAACGTGCTTCAGGTGCATTGCGAAACGTGATCGTTTTACCTGCACCGTCCACCACGATCCCCTCCCGGGTCAGCGTCACGGACTGCCCCTGATCGTCATAGACAGCCACCTCACCCGTCTGCAGCCCTTTCAGGCGGTAGCGACGGTCCGACACCGTAACAACCACCGCATGAGAACGGTCGCCATCCGGAAACAACACCACCGCTTCCGCACCGCTGTTTGCCCTTGCGGTAAAACCGTAGGGTTCAAGATGTTCAACCCCGGCTTTGGGTTCACCGGCAATCAGGGACACATCCACGGTCTGACATTTCGTGGCGGCACTGATGCTTTTCACCACGGCCCGCCCAATCAGGCCGAGGAGTTGTCGCTGCATGGCTTCAATCGTCCTCATCAGAACGGGTCCTCCTGTACTCTGGCTTTTTTCTTTTTCCGCGCGCCGGGGGCTTCGGGTTCAGGCAGATAAGCATCAGGCGGGCCGACACGGATTTCCGTCAGGGTGCCGTTCTGGTCCTGAGTAAACGTGACTTCCGAAACAAGCAGTTCGGTATTGTCGAAACCACAGACCGGATCAAAGACAATCACCCGCTGGTTGGGCTGCCACAGCGTACCGTTACCCTGTCGCCAGCCCTGCACCACATAGGTGGTTTCATCCGTCCGCGCCGCCCGTTGTCGGGCTTCAAAGTCCGCACGGGCAATACAACCTGCCCCCGTAGCCTGCCCTGTCTGCCTGATATACATCGGACGGTAACGGGCAATAAATGCGTCCTCTGTGCGGGCCCGCAGCGCGGTGGTGGTGGCCTCACCGAAATCATCGTCGTTTCCGGCACGCTGCCCCGCCACCTGGTAAACAGAAAATCGCTCCCGGATACTCTTCTCCGTATCGCAGGAAAGGATGTTTTCCCCGAGTACCAGCGCGGTATGTGCCCGCGTTGAGCCAATACCGCCAATCACCAGCCTGCCGTGCGGGTCGTCATAAGCCAGCGCCTGCTGCTGACCGAGTATTTTGTTAATCACCTCGATCACCGTTTCACCGTGATCAGGCTGGACATCAGGAATAACACCCGACGGCGCACCGCTGTTCACCACCTCAATGCCGAAGGGCGCAGCAAGCGCCTGCGCAATCTGTACCAGTGATCGTCCGTTAAACTGTGTCGGTTCGGCTGCACAGTCAATCAGGTCAGCAGTCAGACTGCGTCCGGCAATACCGGTGCTGACCGAACGGGCATCGTAACGAACGGGCGTCGCCTCCACCCAGCCGGTGATCACCCGCTCATCACCAATCAGCACCTCCACTTTTGAACCGTTTTTAATGCGCGGCTGAAGCGTGGTAATACCCTCATCACCCGGCCACTGGCGGGTGATCTCCACACTGAAATCCCGCGCCAGCCGTTCAATACCGGCACCGATGCGCACCGATGTCCAGCCATTCCACTCCCGGCCATTTACCCGTAGCGTGACATTGTCGTTCATTGCACTGGCACCTTCAGAGGGATCACCGGCACAAAGCCGGGATGCGTAATGGCATTACGCCGGATAATGTCCGCGTCACGCGCCGCGTTATCAAACCAGGTCGCCGCCAGCACCAGCGCGGGTAAAACCTCATCCGGTGTGCGCTGAATGATCCGTGCAGACTGTTCAAGGCGCGTGTTGATATCCGCATTCAGATCTGCTTTCACCCGGCGCAGCGCCAGAAACAGCGCATCGCTGGTTGTACGGGACAACTCCTTATCAATTGCCGTATTCAGTGTGTCGCGAATGTCAGTCAGTTCTTCCCACGTCGGCAGGTCAACCGTGTTTTTCACCGCCGGTGCATTGTTCAGTGCCGGATGCGTGACGGAAGGCCAGCCAGTGCTCTGCGCGGGTGTTGTTGCCTGCCCCACTGTGGCATTCTGCATCACCGCGGAAGTTGTTGGCGCAGGCAATCGGATGACGGCATACGCCGCTTCGCTGATTGCGGTCGTACGAAGGGTGCTGGCAACCACGTTACGCTGCTGCGTCGCCGTGGCGGTGGTTTTACTGTCCGTTTTCCAGACGCCGCGCGGTTGCAGATCGCTGCCGAGGCTGACACCGGAAAGCGTTTTGATCATGGTGACCAGGTCGCTGGCGTTACCATAAAGGCGTTTCCCGGTACGCCACATTTTCTGCACCTGCTCAACGAAATTTTTGCCTGACGATGGCGGCGGCAGAAGTACCGAGATATCACCCTGCAACAGCCTGGCGGCATCCGATACGGCAGAATCCACCACTTTCATCGCATCAGAAACATACCCAAGCATTGTGCTGGCATTACCGATAACGTCGTTCTGCACAAAATCCGCCACGCCATCGATACTGAAACCGCTGAAGCTGTCACTGATGCAGTCATCCAGTGCAGAACAGGATGACATCAGCGTCTGCGCCGTCGCCACGCCTGATGTGGGGTAAGAGAGATCTCCCGCTTCGACAAACTTCAGGTCAAAGCGGACAATACGCCCTTCACTCTTCGATGTGCTGACCCGAACTTCCCCGTCAACACAGACTTTCAACTCACCGTATGTCGGGTGGACAAGCGTGCCGGGACCGGGTTTATTCAGCGCGTCAATCAGGCGATCGCGCTGGTCAAAGCAGTCATCTCCCACCACATAAGCCGTGATGGACGGGCGGAAAGTGACTTTTCCCAGATCTTCGGTATAGGGTTTGTCGCGGTTCGGATATTCGTGTGTTTCCACACGACGGCCGGTTCCCGCACTTTCTTCTTCAACCTTAAACGGCACACCTCGAAATGACGCATCCTGAAGCCTGTCTTTCCACGTCATATACACTCCGAAAATAAAAAAGCCACCTATTAGAAGGTGGCCTTGTAATGAATTTTATTAATTAGCGAGTCAGAAACAACGAATCTTTATACTTTTGCTGTTGTTCATTTAAATACTTAGCTGTTTCATCGCTGGCAAATGGAAATATTACCGTATTTTTAGGCATGGTAATTTCTTTTTTGTCCAGCGTCAGAGTAAACATAGGAACATACTGAGCAGAGTAACGCACCGCAGAAACGAGCTCTAGTTTAGACTCTTCAATAACACTTAAATTATCCAGGCTAACTTTCTCTTCATCTTTTTTCTTTGACGCATTTAAAGTTTTTATTACTTTATTTAATTTCTCCTGAAAATCCTCCTTAAAGTTTTCAGGATTGCCGTCGACAACAAGAATCTGTTCACCCTGATTATCTGGAAAAATAATCTTTGCACTTATCAATTTATTTTCTTTATAAACATCACCAAGTTTTATGGCTCCTCCAGATAACTGAATAATATGTTCATCTTTAAAGGAGATGTTGCCAGAGATTATGAGAGATGAAAAAATAGCCGCTGCTCCAAGAATTACACTTGCTGTGATATAGCCTTTCATTTTTCGCCTATTAACATTTTTCTAAATGTGCATTAATTCTATCACTCTATTTATGACTTACAACCAGCAATACCTGTGAGGGGAATCCTGGCTACCAAAATCGGGTATAGCCGACATCGTGATTTATATCAATGCCACTGGAGCGTGTTTCCGTAACCCGCATATCTGGTGGCATATTTATAAATGATACCTTGATCTCACCATCAACTTTTGGCGCGGTAGCTTTATTAATCATGAAGGGATTCGAGCCTGTGGCATCGGAGGCGTTGTTTACCTGAGCCGGATCCACCGCCGGATAAGGAGTGTATCCCCGTGCCGGTATTCCCGTCCCATAAGCATCATAAGCACCCGCGCCCCACTGCGCCGAGTTAATGGCATCGACCGTGTCACCGGAACTGTCGGTAAACCATTCAATAATCGGCTTCAGCTTATCCCACATATCCTGAAACCACTTAACAACCGGTCCCCAGTTATTGATCACCATCCCCAGCGGCGACCAGGCAAAAACTTTCTTAAGGAGTTCCCAGCCAGCCTCAAAATAAGGACCAATGGTTTCCCATAGTTTCTTAAAATAAGGTCCGACAACATCCCAGTTAGTGATAATTAATCCCGCAGCCAGGGCTATCGCCGTCGCAATCATGCCAATCGGCGTCATCGACATGATCCTGCTGACAATACTGATGGCACCGCCAACGCCCATCAATCCCAGTTTCAGAATCGCAAGACCGGCAGCAAGCCCGACGACGCCGCGAATAATCCGGGGATTTTCATCCGCAAACTTCGTGAATTTCTCCCCCAACTCCCCCAGCCATTGCGTGATATTTTTAGCGTCACCAGAAAATGCGCCGCCAATAGCCGCAAGGCCGTTAGTTGCGGTCCCTGTCATTGCCTCCCACAGGTTGGACAGCGTACCAAGCTGAGCCTGAACACGTTTATTCAGGCTGGCCTGTTTATTCATCTTCTGCTGGATCTGATCGTAGCCATCCTTTCCTTTATCGATTAGTGCATTGACCACCTGAAGGGTTTCGGCATCATCACCAAATATTGCCTTAAGTACACCTGTTCGCTTAACGTCGGTCAGTTTTCGCAGCTTTGCCAGTTGCCTGAACATGTTATCAAGACCGCCAAAACTTCCTTTGCCGTCAGTAAAATCGAGCTGTACCCCGAGTTTCTGGCGGGCCATGATTTTATTGACGTCCCTGATTTTCTTAACGCTTAATCCGGACTGGATAACTTTTCGCAGGGCGTTACCTGCCGACTCCCCGTTCATCCCCATCTGATCCATCATGACGCTGATGGGGGCAAGGCTCTGTGCAGCCTGAAGACCGTCCTTGTTCACCATCTTCAGAACAGAACTGGTTTTAGTGAAGAAGGACAACATGTTGGTATCGTCAACGCCCAGATAAAACGCCTTCTGGATAGTGTCGAACAGCCCCATCATGTCTTCTGACGCCGTTCCGGTAGCATCCTGCATCTTTGCAGCAAACTCAGCAGCCGCTTCCGGTGTTTTTTTCAGTTGTACCGCAAGATAAGCTGTCGCTTTACCCACACCACCCAGAATGTTTTCTGCCGGGATCCCCTGACGTACCAGCATCTGCATCATGTTCTGGAAATCAGCCGTTGTACCGGGTAGCTGGTTACCCAGGCCAATAGCCAGTTTATTGATGTCCTGAAAGCTCTTTCCAACCTCGCCGTTCGCATCCATCATGGCGACTTTCAGCCCGGTGGCGGCGTTTTCCTGATCGGCATAAGATTTCAGGGAAAGCGTCAGACCCGCTGCCAGTCCGCCACCAAGCGCCAGCCCACCCTGTGACGCTTCTTCCGCCTGGCGTTTAAATCCCCGGATTTTCTTTTGCATTTTCGACAGCGCGGGAGAAAGCCTGTCGACACCGGTGATCAACGCCTTAAGCTCAAATTCAGCCATGTGTGCGTTTCTCCTGCTCTATCCTGTTTGCCTGACTGACCAGCAAGGGAATTTCACTGATCGGCATATTCAGCAATTCGAAGGGATTAATGCGCCAGTAACTGGCGCAGTCAAAGAAGCGATCAGTGAGGTATTCAGCCGTCAGGCCTGGAGGAAAAAACCGGCCACAAGCCACGCCGCTGCATTCAGGTCTGCCGGAGACATCTGGTCGACAGAGCTTTGCGGCACTTTCGCCAGCCGCACAATGTATTTCGACACCACATGCGCCAGAAGTCTGACGGACTCATCCTGATTCATCTGGTAGGGATACCCCAGCTCGCGGACATCCTTCCCGGTGGGTTCATCAAACTCCAGTACGGAGAGTGTCTCGCCATGAGCAATAATCGGTTTCTTTAACTCAAGCTCTTTCATTACTGGTAATCCCCTTCTTCACCGTGGAACTCAAGATCGACTGTGCCTTCTTCGGCATTATGGTTCGCTTCGCCGTGCAGCCAGGCTGACGACAATACATAGACCTGACCGTTCGCCAGCTCGGCAGTGATGGTCATCTCATCAGACGAGGTGATTTTGCTCACCGGAAAACTCTTCGGCACCTTGAAGGTCCCTTTGACATAAGGCGCACGGTGAGTTTCCTTGCGGTCCACTGAACCGTCCAGACCGATGATGTCATCGTTAACCGTTTTGTTCATGGGCACCTCAATGCCGCCGGTCAGCGATAGCTGCTGACCGTCAATTTTGAAATAACAGGTTCCCCCGATACGGGCCATTATGCGGACTCCTCTGAATACTGAAGACGGAACTGGTTAACCACGGCAAAAACACGCAACTGGTTAACATAGTCAGGCGGGAACAGCGTGTTCAGGCGGTTCGGATCGCTGGCATCACGCTCCACAACCAGGTACTGCTTAAACAGTTCGTAGTTTTCCACGATCCCCGCACGCTCAAGCTGACGGTAGGTTGCCAGCAGTTCCCCTTTGATTACCGCCGGGGTGACAATCGCCTGACCGGGACCAAAGCGGGTACCGTCGCTGGCAAGCTTGTGACGCCCGTACTTACTGGTAATGACGGATTTCAGTTTGCGCAGTACATACGCACTGGTATGCAGCGTCTCGCTGTCGAGGTAGCTGTTATCCGCAACCCCGTAAGCATTTTTCCTGTACGTGGTGACATCACGCTGAATGCGCAGCACCCCGCTTTCGACATACGCCGTTGCCACGCCATGAGACAGCAGGGTCTGCTGCTCGGTCATCGTGAACCGTTTCCCCTTCGGCGCAGGCAGCATACCCACCAGCTCACCGGTCTGCGTGGGACGTGCCGGATCGTTGCGGATAAACACCGCTGCGCGGGCGGTACGGCTTGCCGCCAGCTCGTCGGCAGGCGTCTGGGTCTCTTTTTCGTACCCCGCCAGGGTGATGTGCTGCTGGTTAAACTGGTCACCTGCGTTCACCAGTTCTGACAGTGTGCCGGTCTTTGCCGTATACACATGACCATACAGCTGACGCGCATAGCTCCAGCGACCGCTGGTATCGTTCATTTCGGTCACCAGCGTGTTAACGGAGGCCGTGTCGTTGAACGGCAGACCGATATAATCAAACGGCTCATCCGCCATTGCAGCCACCGCGCCGGTGAGAACCGGAGCGCCCGTTCCGGCGGTCCCCGTCGCCACGGCAATCTGTACGCCCGCTGGCAGCACTTCGCCCCCACCGAAGCCGTAGTAATTGAGGCTGACAGGAATTTCATTCCCGCAAAGCCCCTTATGACGCGCGGTCAGCGTGACAACACCAGCCGAAGATGAAGCTGTAAACGGCAGAGTCGGAACAGCATTGATGGCATCTTTGATACTGCTGGCAATCGTCGTGACGTTATCGCCGTTGGTCACCGAAGCCTGCACGCGGGTACGTCCCACATAGACATTCACCGTGCCGCTTTCGGTTGCTTCCCCGGTCACCGTCAGCGTAACCGTTGCCGCCGCGCCTGTGGCTTCCGGAACGGCAATCACATACAGCTCACCAAACGGGTCGGTCTGGCGATAAGCCTCGACCATACGCGCCAGCTGACTTCCCGCACCACAAATCTGGCGTGCATAGTCTGCCGACGGCATCAGCACCAGACTGTTGGCAACAATCTCTGCACCGTTATTGGCATGACCAATCAGCAGCGATGCTCCGCTGTCCTGTGCAGTATTCGCAGCCTGGTTATCCATTTCCGCATAAAACAGCGGAACCAGCGTATTCGACGGAATGGTGTTAAAGCTTATCGTCATCGGTGTTCACCTTTTTATTCACGCGCCGGATATCACCCGCTGCTTCACGGCGCAGCCAGTAGTTGTTCTCATCAACATTTCGCCCTTCGGCGGGCAAAAGGTCGCCGCGGGCAGGGTCAGGCACTGACCGCCCTTTAACAGGTTTCACAAACATGATGATCCTCAGGAAGGAAGGGGTATTTCGGTGTGATGTTCGATATCGCCGTCAGGCCCGTTACCGGGATCGAGATAATCAACATCAATCGCCAGCGTTCGCAGTTCATCCAGACTGTTCAGGTCATCCTGCTGGCGGGTATCGTCTTCAGTCAGCTCGCTGATGACCGAAAAATCGAACTGATAAATCAGCTCATGACGATTCAGATCCAGCAGCGTGCCGCCGTCATAGGTAATCGGGTTACCGCACGCCTCCGGGTTCCAGCCCAGCAGAGCCTTAAAGAGCATCTGCCGGACATCGTCCACCACATCATACGAGGCAAACTGACCGCGCTCATCACGCCCGTTACTCAGTATGACAACCACGGAGAAGCCCTCTTTCAGCTCCTGCCAGTAGTCGGTCTGGCTTTTGTTTTCTCCCGGAGAATCATCACCCGGTACCACATATGCCGCCGGGAGTTTCAGCTTTCCGACCTCCGGCAGATTTTTGAACTGGGCCGCGCCTGCAACCCGGTTTTCAAAATACGGACAGCGGGCACGCAGTGCAGCAATAACAGGCGTCAGTTTCATCTGTGTCGTCGCTCCGGCTTCAGTGATTTACGCAATTCCCGCGCCAGAAAATAGCGTGTCCAGCTGCGGTTCTTTTCAAGAGTTTCCACCATGAAGTTATTACGTGGAGCCAGTCGCCAGCCGCTGCCACCGGATGCACCACGATGATGACTACGACGACGTTTTGCTCCTCCCCGGACACCAAAAAACAGAAACGCCGGATAGAAGTCACCAGAGATCATCCGGTTCCCCTTCCCGTTGTGCTGGTTAGGGGCAATGCGTGTCATAAAACCGGCTCGCTTTTTACTGGCTCTCGGCACCATATAACCAATCGAACGAGCCAGGCGTCCGGTCTGATAACCGGGGTTTTCACCCGGTGCCGACCGCGCACGGCGCATCACCAGCCGACGGGCATCACGCATATGACGCTGCCCAATCGTGACAAACGCCCGCCGGACACGGGCGCGGTTAAAGCGCATCTCCGCGGGCTGCTGAAAATCAACGTGCAAAAAGGAAGTCGTCATTGTTGCCTCCGTGACTCTGCCTACATTCGCCCAGCTCCGTACACTCCAGCAGCAGAAAGCGCCGCGCCCCGTTCAGATCGCGCTGACGTTTCACCCGGTACACACTGTCACCGCAGACCACCTCATAATCAGCGGTGATCCCCCGGCGGTAACGAATGGTGATGTAATGGGTGATGGCGTCCCCGGTCTGCGCGGTTTCCTGCCAGGTGGTGGCACTGGTCTGGATAACCTTCGCCCATGTCCGGAACGTAACCGGGTATTGAGGCTCCACGCCAAAGTTATCCGCGGGCATATCCACCCGCTGGCGGATCAGGACGCGTTTATTCAGTTCACCGGGGTCCGGCAGAATGTAGGTTGCGCTGGTCTGCGCCTGACGAATTTTCATTGCGGAAAGTACCTGTACGGGCCGACAAGCCAGCCAAAACTCTGCGGCATGTCGAGTTTCTCCACTTCCGTAACCGACGAGCGGTTTTCGTAAAAATGGCTGATAAGCATCAGCATCCCCAGACGAATATCATCCGGCAGGTGCAGCCCGTCCGGATCGCTGTCCGGAATGGTTTCATCCGGTGCATAGAGCTTCCGGTTCAGATACGTTTCCGTCCGCTTTTGTGCCGCACAGGCCAGCAGTTGCAGATGGCGGTCATCAGCATCGAAATCCTCATCCAGCCGGAGTTGGGCTTTAATCTCTTCCATTGTCAGAAGCATACTCAGCCCTCTTTACTGGTCGTGGCTTTTTTCTCTTTTGCCGCTTTACTGCTTTTTGCACTAATTCCGCGCTCTGCTAACCCGGCCTGAAGTGCAATCTCCTGCACCCGGGCAGGAAGCGCCCCGTCGTCATACTCACCGGCCCGAATGACCTCAACACGCATACCGTCCGGTGACCATTTCAGATCTTGTTTCAGGATCATGATTCTTCACCCGTCAGAACAGGGGGCGCGGTTCCGCGCCCCTGAGTGATTACGCCGCTGCAATCTTCAGCAGTTTGATGGCCTGCGAATCGACCAGCATCCCGCCGGTGCGCTTGGTGGTATAAAAACCGACAAACGGTTTATTGGTGTACGGGTCACGCAGAATGCGGGTGCCGATACGGTCAACGATGGTGTAACCCCGTTTGAAGTTACCAAATGCAATGGCTTTCGCATCAGCGGCGATATCCGGCATCTGTTCGTTTTCAGCGATACCGTAACCCGCCAGAGAGGACGGCTGCCCCAGTTCCAGCCCCGGACGCCACAGATAGTTACCCTCGCTGTCTTTAAGCAGACGGATGGCAAACAGGCTGTTGTTGTTCATCATGAACTTCGCGCCGGTGCGGTGTGCCTTACGCAGCGTGTAAATCAGTTTGATAATGGCGTCTGCGGTCACCGCCGTCGCTTCGCCGGATACAATATGCTGAAGTTTGCCGAACGCCCGGACCTTATCGGTTTCATCAGTGGATTCATACGCCAGGAACCCTTTCGGCTTCTTGGTACCATCGCCGGTGGTAAAGGCAATTTCTTCCTGTTCGGCAAATTCGGTTGCCAGCTCGCTGTTGATCCATGCTTCCACGTTGAAAAAGGCATCATCCAGCATTTTCTGGGTGGCCTGCGGGTTACCGTAGATTTCCCCCATGAAAGGTTCAATCAGGCCCAGTTTTGAGGTGGCAGTCTGGGAGCGCGCGTCAGTCTCGCCAACCCATCCGGAAGCCGTGCCGCCCAGATTCACCAGTTTTTTGTAGTCGGAACCACCAACGGTGATCACCGTGGCTTCCTGGCGCATCACCACTTCATCTTTCAGCAGGGTGAGAATGTTGCGATCCAGTGCTTCCGGCACGGCATAGCCGCCGTCTTCATCGGTGCCCACCTGCAATGCCTTGCGCTCCAGATCGCGCAGACCATCTTCACGGCCTTTACGCAGGAAGCCCACAAACGCTTCTTTATGCTCGGTGGCCAGTTTATTTTGCGCACCACCTGCCGGACGTTTCAGCTCAAGCAGCTCTTTTTCAAGATCGCTTTTGAGGTTTTCCAGCTCGCTGAGTTTCCCGTTCAGGGTTTCCACCTGCCCGGCAAGTTTGCCTTTTTCCTGCTCAATCGCATCCACGCGCTTGTCGTTCTTTGCTTTGAAGTCGTCAAACTTCTGCTGCAGCTCCTGCGCGACCTGTTCGACATCTTTAATATCAACCGCCATCGTATTTCTCCTGATTAGAAGTTCAGATTTTTCAGTGCATTCAGTGCAGAGCCCACATCCTCAGCGTCGCGCAGGGACAGTGCGCCATAGCCCCCGGCCATGAATGCTTTGGCCTGGGAACGGGAGAGTCCGACATCACGCAGGACTCTTTCGATTTTTTTCTGTTCGGGGATTTCCCCGCGGGCCAGTGCGTTCTTGACGTCGCTGATCCGCGCTTCGTCGTTAGACGGGAACGTCACCAGACTGACTTCCCAGAGGTCGATTTCTTTCAGCAGAAAGGCTTCTTTGCTCCGGTCATATTCCCAGTCTTTCAGGACGTACCCAATAGAAAGGCCGGTTAACGAACCGGCCTTCATATGTGCATGTGCGCGTTTTGCCAGGGGATCATCATCAATGAGCAACCGCCCCCTGACGTAAAGCCCGACATCGTCTTCCTTCATTTCGGTATAAACACCGATGGGTTCATCCATGCGGTGCTGCCAGAGCAGCGCAGGTAACGCTTTTCTGTCACTCCACGCCTGCAGGGAAGTGGCAAATGCCCCGGACATCACCACATCATCGTGGCTGTCCTTTACACCAAAGACGGAGCCATACCCTTCAAACTCACCGGAGTCACTGACAGATTTCAGACTCAGCGGTACATCAAGACGTTGTTTCGTCTGCATTGGCGTTATCCTTCTGCTTACCGGCTTTACTGCCATCGGACGGTTTCGTGGTCATGTTCATCGGTGTGAGATAGACATCACCACCGGGACGCGGATTCATATCTTCCAGGTCGCGGCAGTCATTGGGAGAGTAAATTCCCCAGTTGATCCCGGTGGCGTAGGCTTCAAAACGGGACTTCATATCCCCGCGCAGTAACGCCCCGGCGTTAAATTTGGCGTAATAAACGCCCTGCTTACTTTTTCGTACCAGTCCGGTGTTGATCCGCTGTTCGATGCGGGTCAGATACGGCACCAGTGAATAGTTGATAAATCCGAGCCCCAGTTCTTCGATATTGTTGAAGGTGGCGCGATCGGTGTTCTGCACCATGTGCAACGGTACCCGGAACAGACGACAGATTTCTTCAAGCTGAAACTTGCGGGTTTCCAGGAACTGGCTGTCCTCGGCGTTCAACGCCATCGACTTCCAGTCCAGCCCCATCTCAAGGATCATCGGGCGGTGAGCATTACCAAGCCCGGTGTGACGCTCCTCAAAATCTTTCTTCAGACGCTCATAAGCCTGATCCGACAGCGTCTGCTCTGTACGCAACACACCGGACGTCACCGCACCATTGCTGAACAGTCTGGCCCCGTGCTCTTCGGTCGCCGCTGCCAGCGATATTGCCTCGCGGGCATAGGCGATGGGATTCAGTCCCACCAGACCGTCCAGCGTCAGCGTGCGCACATGCCAGATATCTTCCTGGCTTAGTACATCCGTGGAGCCGTCCGGGAATGTGACCTGATAGACCGGCTCCCAGCTACTGTTAAGCTTCGGTACCACACAACCGGGATCGACGGGCAGCAGTTCAGCCACTTCGCCAAATGCTTTCACTTTGTAGGCGTAAAAGTTTCCCCGCAGACACAGACAGGTGACCACCAGCTCCCAGAACTCCTGCGGCGTCATATAGCCATTGGGATGCGTGGAGATCAGCTTATGCAGACGTTCGCCGGTGGCCCTCTGTTTCAGGCTGCCGTTCAGGTGATACAGATTGCAGGGCAACATCCCGACCGACTCTGCCAGCACCCTGACGCAGGAAAAAACCGCCGTCAGTCGCATGGCCCGCTGGCTGCTGATCTGCTTTCCGGTATAGGTGTCATATGACAGCCCGATAGCCTCCGCCAGCTCTGCTGGCGTGGTCACCGGTGCGTCACTTTTTCGTTGAAATAATCCCGAAAAGAACACTATTTACCTCCGCCGACAGACGACTGTGTACGGTCGAGATATCGCGCCACCAGCCACGACCAGAACAGGCACAGCGCCCCGGCAACAACAAAACCCGCCGGGGGATAAATCAGCCAGGCACCATACGCCAGCAAAAGCGCACCCAGCACGCCCACCAGAGGCGCGAAAATCAGCATGATCATAATTACCTCAGTTAAAGCGAGCGGATCCCGTAGGACTCAATGTGATCAGACAGCGTGTCTTCTTTCTCGTACAGCATGGCTCTGCCAACCGCCATAATCAGCGCAACTGCACCATCGATTTTGTTTTCCGCCTGCTCTTTGACAGGCTTCACCACATCATCGTTACCCGGAATGGTTTTGCCGACCACGTTGCCGATACACCAGGTCATGATGGGATTGCCATCATGATGAAAGCGCCCCGATTCAATTGCCGCTTCCAGCTCTTTCATCGGGTCGGACATGTTGGTGTAGTTCTGAATGATGGTGACGGGGTTCAGGTCTTCATCAGCAAGGTCATGTGAGAGCCCGGTCGCCCCGAAGGGGTCGATGGGTGACTCACTGACCGGGCTGATTTTGTTCGCCGCTTTGGCCTCCTCGAGGATGTAGCGATAATCCACCTCCGCACCATCGGTAACGGTCAGAACGCCCATTTCCACCCATTTCTGAAAGCGTTCGGCTGTCCGTCGATCTTCATTTTTCTCGACGCTGTACACCGTGTCATACGGTACCCAGAAACGCGGGGCCACACTGTAGTAATGCGTTTTACCGTCAATCTCGCGGGTATAAAGTCGCGCCATGCTGTTCATATCCAGCTTACGCGCCAGGTCAAAGGCCAGAATGCACGGCTGCCCCTCGAACTGCTCAAGGGTCAGTGATTTATCCTCGCAGCTCTGCCAGCTCACCAGGTTGAAATACGCCGAACGCGCCGACACCCAGATATTGAGGTGTTTTGTTTTAAAGACGTTTGCCAGACGGGCGTTATTTTTCGCACGCTGCTGCTGACTTAACAAAAATTCGCGATAAACCGACACGCCAATATTTGGATTGGCTTTTTCCAGCACCTGCGGGTCGGTCCAGTCGTCACCTTCATCAACGGTATAGATGATCCCGAACAGTTCATCGTTTGGTACCGAACCGTTGAGCATCTCGATGACTTCCCGCCGTTTGTCGTAGCACGGCCCCTCAATGTTGTACCCGGCGGTGGTGATAGCCCACATCAGTGGCTGACGTCGCGCCCCCATCCCGGTAAGCATCGTGGTATAAAGCGCATCGGTGGCGTGCTCGTGATATTCATCCACCACCGCACAGTGGGGCGATGAACCATCACCGGGGTTACCGATCAGCGGTTCAAACCGCGCGCCATCCTCCGGACGGTTCATGTTTGAGGCGTTAACCTCAATCCCGAACGCTTCCGTCAGCATGGGCGTGCGTTTACACATCAGTCTTGCCGGACGAAAGACTTCCCATGCCTGTTTCTCCGTCGTGGCACCGGAATACACTTCTGCGCCGAACTCGTTATCACAGGCAAAACAATACAGGGCGACACCGGCAGAGATTGCCGATTTGCCGTTCTTACGGGGGATTTCGGTATACACCTCACGGAAGCGGCGCAGCCGGGAGCCTTTATTGACCCAGCCAAACGCACAGCAGATCACAAAGAGCTGCCACGGCTCCAGCGTGATGGGCATTCTCTTGAATGCCCACTCACCCTTGGTGTGCGGCAACAGCTGAATAAATTTGGCGGCCCGTTCAGCCAGGTCCTTGTCGAAGCGGTAACGAAACGACTTACTTTTTTCCGCCATCAGGTCATCAAGATGGCGCTGGCAGACCTGAATCACAAACTGGCAGGCCACAATCTTTCCGCGCACAACATCACGGGCATACTGATTGGCAGCATTTACGTTGGGGTAAGATTTCCGGCTCATGACTCGATGATTTTCAGAAACGGGTTAGTGGCTTTCTTCTGCCCCGCCAGGCCAATCAGACGCTGGCGGCTGCTGGGGTCGAGTCCGAGCATTGCCCCCGTGCTGCTCATCTCGGACTCCTGTTCTTTTTTGGCGGTCAGCTCCGGATTTTTGACCCTGCCGCCCATTGCACCGGTGATGGTGTTGCCCTGTATGGCAATATTTTTCACGGCACGTCGCCAGAACTCGTAGGCCACGCACCACCGCTCAAGCACCGCGAGGTCAGTCACGCACAGCAGGCCCTGACCGCAGAGTTCTTTGGCTGTCAGTTGCCACATGATCGTGGCGAGAGGGAGATCTTCTTCAGCGAACCACTCCGGTGGCTCAACACCTTTGATGGGCGTAAAAACAGGTTCATCTTTATTCAGGGCTCGCTTGCCGGGGTTTCCGGCCAGCGCCTTGCGCGCCGTTGGCTTGGGGCGACGCCCGGAACGCCCCGCCGTTCCAGCCATATGCGGCACTCCTGGTTAAATTTCATTTTTCGCGGGTATAAAAAAACGATGGGGCGGGCAGTCCGGAAGACGTCAGGCTGCAGGGATTTGACCCGCCCCTCCCCTCAGACAGTTGAGAATTATTATCACTTTAACCGTTCACGGGCCGTCTTCGCCTTATGACACGGCCAGCACAGACTCTGCAGATTACTGTCAGCATCAGTGCCGCCATGCGCTTTAGAGATGATGTGGTCAACAGTTTTCGCCTCACGCACCACACCAGCACGCAGACATAACTGACACAGGCCTTTGTCACGCTTCAGAACACAAGCGCGGATACTGTCCCACTTCGAACCGTAGCCGCGCTGATGACGGGATTGTCCAGGTTTGTATTGCTTCCAGCCTTCGCTTTTGTGGCTTTCGCAGTAGCCTGAAGGGTCAGTAGTGGTATGGCGGCAGCCGCGAACACGGCAGGCTTTCGGGGTTCGTGGCGGCATTAATGCTTCCCTTTAAGTTATTACGATGGAACAGACCATAGAAATGGCAATAAAAAACCGCCCGGAGGCGGTTCAATTATCATCTCGATAAACTAAATCAGATCACCAATGTATTTTGCACTAATTGAAATTTGCATCTGAGGCATTCCGACCACAGATCCATTTAACAGGTAATCACGTCCTCGTTCCTGCAAAGAAAGACTCAATTCAAAGTTCTTTACCCCAGGGAAAACCGAGGTGACATTTAAATCATGCTGCGATACGCGCAGAATAAGTTGGCTACCGTCAATTTTTCCCTGATACGTAAAACCAAAATCTCCGCCATTTACTGCATTGTTTTTGACAACTACGGTACCATTACCAAAATCACGTTGATTGCTTCTGAAAACAACAAAATAGATACCATCTTTCATGTGTAAAGCCCTTTAAAAGAGTCACCAAAATCAGGTGCTTTGTATCTATTGGGCCATCACATATCAAATCAAGGAACAAAACAAAGTTAACATCATTTTTTTTGCATGATGTGACCACGCTCAACTTCAATCCTTCTGATGTCAGCTTTATCGGTATTACACTGCGCCAATGCAGACAACAAGGCGACATTCAGATCTAAGCTCGAGCCCCACGTAAAATGATCAGGTAAATCAGGCTGAGGAGTTTCAGCCGTCAGGCTGGCTGGTAACGGAACTACCGGAACCTGGACGTAAACTGTTCGCGTACTTCCGCAACCGGTCAGCAGCGGCAGCAGGCACAGGACGTGAAGCACAATCATCATCCGCAACAGCCACTTTGATATCTTCCTGGGTTCTCTGTGACTCCAGTGCGATCTGCTGTTTTGCATGTTGATTCGCCTCCTGAATGATGTTCGTTATTGCCATAGTACGCAGAACATTCGCGGTGATAGCCTCAGTAGAATCAGCTCGCTGTTCCGCAGCATCAGCACGCTTCTGCTCCTCCAGAAACTTTCCATGATAGTGATTCGCTGACCAGACAAGACCACCAGCGACACAAGCAATAAACGTTAAAATGAGCGCCCAATAACTCATCTTCATACCAGCAGCGCCGCCCGCGCCTTGTTGTATCGGACCTTACGATCCTCAATACCGTTCAGACCGCCGTTAATGATGCGCGTAACACGGTTAATATCGGCACCGTAGATCATGCAACCTTTAGAGGTGTAGAACCATGCAGCTGAGCGCGCAGCCTGTAGTTCCTGTTCCAGTTGTTCAGGTGAAGTCACCAGATCTAACTTCAGCGCCGCGCCACAGATGCGATAATTATGGAGGCCAGTGATTTGAATTAATCCTCTACCACGATATTTCCAGCCATCACCTGGTGCTTTGTTACCCAGTCGGTTGCTATACACCAGATTGGCAATAGCATCCTGACGAGCTGCATGTCCGGATGTTCTGCCAAGGGCATCAGCCTGCTGCTGTGTGATCCTCTTTCCGAACGTCGCCACCAGCGCAGATGGTGTGTAGTTAAAATTTTCAACTACGGCGCTAAACCCCATCGACTCATGGCCTACCTGAGCGATAAACATTGCCTGATCCGCTGGTGCTGTAATGCCGAATTCCTTCATCGCCGCATCAATGTGCGGAAACCAGCGCGCAGCCAGCCCGGCGCTAATATCAGCCGCCTTTTGAAATAATTGTTGGTTCATTAGTGCCTCAGATGATCAACCAGACGTGCAACGTTGCCTCTGACGGCCACCAGCACGGAAAGGAAAATAGTGTTCGCCACGATAATGGGCCATGAGGAATGAGGATAAATCCCACAGAGATAGGCCAACGGAACAGCACTGTATGTAACAGTAATCAGCCAGGCTAAACGTGAAACCCAAGGACGATGCCGCGAATCACCACGACGATAAAACATCAGAGTAATAACAACACAAGCACATAACAGCGCATTTATAGTTGCTGTCGGGTCATTTAGCTCCACCTGAACCTCCCCGGCGCGTTATGAGCGCCACCAGCGAGCCGATATCCTGATTATTCAGGAACGTCAGGATTTTAACGGCTAAAGCAGAGACGATTACGGCACCAATAGCATCCAGAGGTTTATCACTGTATCCGGTCAAGTTCGCCAGCTTGGAGCCAACCAACCCAGAGCAAAGAATCCCGGCAATATATGACACGATAAAATATGCCAGTCGACGCGATGCACTCAGATCTGCTGCTGTTGCTATGTAGAATACAGCCCCTGCAAATGCACCAAATACAACGCCGTAATCAGTTCCGGTCAGCAGTCCATAAACACTGGCACCCGTCAGGGCACCACCAGCCAGCCCAGTACCGGAAATTGGATCGGACATTTAGCCCCCTCTTAATTGCTGTGAGTCCTCTCAGGTATGAGGGGAAATAGGCTCAGGCTTCACGGGCTGGATATATCAACAAAGCACGTAACGGATGATTCCCGTGATCCTGAAATAAAAAAGCCCCGCTATTACGGGGCAGTTAATAGAATTATAAAGTTTAAAAGTTTAAAGGAACCATAAAGCTACCAGGCTCTGCACCAGCTTCTTTATTTATTTCTTTACGGATTACCTCATTAACCTGAAAAGCCTCATTGTAAACTTTTTCTAAGTTAATTGACGCCTTCATATTATAGTATGTTTTTTCCTCACAAACATATAACCTTATCGGATATGGCCTAGGGTTGATTGCCTTCCAGTGGGAGATCACAAAATTATAAACTGCAATACCATGACCTTTCATCTTCCCTGCTGTAACATCAATGTTTAGCTGATCTAAATACTCATCGAAGTGTTGCAAGGTGTTTCTCACCCTCACGGAATTAATTTCCTTAATTTCAATATCTTTTATTTTTTGTTGAAGGTAATTACTTCGCTCAATATGCAATCTGAATTGTTCAGGGGATTCTTCCCTAGTCTTATTTTTAGGAACTGCGATTAGTTTCTTGACGTTAGCCGCATCTGAAAGAATGCTATTTATTAATATATGAATATTGTAATCAATTTTAAAGTAGTAACCAGCATCAGGAAGTGGTGTCTCATGAAAGAGCTCTTCACAGCGTGTTTTTATCGAATGAGTTAACAACCATAATTCGTGCAAATAAATAAAATTAAGTTTCATTTGCTCAAAGGTTTTTGACATAGCGAACTCTCCTTTTCAATAGTCCGCTTTTATAGCATTTACATAAGGGGCCTGTGAATTACTATTCTGTTGCTTACCACACTCTCGCAGTGGCCGCGCTCATGCCTTTGAGACCGTAGTCAGGGGTATCTCATGAATCCCTCACCTCTAACCGGAGAACGATTGGCGATCGTTCTGGAGTACCGGCACACCTCTTCTTTATTAACCCTAACCAGTGTGTGTTGCAGTTCGTACCTGCATCTGGCTCTCATGGAGACTCGGGACCGCATCACGACTGCGGATTTGCCTATCGGCTGCGGTCTATCCGTTTACTGGTGCATTTTCTTACCCTCCAGAAAAGCAAAAACCCCGCCGAAGCGAGGTTTGTTATGATTTCGTTAACGGCAGACATACAAAGCCCATCGTTAGGAAAATCCTAACCAGATTTTTTGAAAAATGCAAGAATCATGTCGCTATCTTCGGCGAAAATCATTTATCTCGTCACTTTTCTTAATTGCGCCTCAGCATATGCTTCTTCCTGCCAGCACTTTGTCACCAGTTTATCAATGACATCTGCATATCCTTTGTACCACTGATAATCCGTCAGGTCTGGTACCAGCTTCTGGACATGATGCCGCGCCAGTGTGGTTGGTAAACGGCTAAACCGGTTTCCATTGCAACGCCCACAAATCTTATAAACAGGCATGCCATGAAGCCGGGTTCTTTTTTCATCCAGGACAATACCTTTACCCTTACACCCTCTGCACGCTGTGCTGACTTCTCCCTTACCATGACAATGCTGACATAGTTCCTTCACCCACTCTTCCTTGATAACAGATTCCCCGTTTCTGGAGTGTTTCACCACTTCGCGCAATACATTATGAAATCCCGTACCTGCACAATGCTCACAGCGAGCCTTACTTGCCGCAGATCTGGAATAATCAGCAAAGGCAAAATTCACAAGGTAAGGAATGATCTGTAGCCGGGTTTCTTCACTCAATTTATTCAATGTCGGGTTATCCAGTGCCATCGCGTAATTGAGCAGACCTTCAATCGCAAACTGAGGGTTCTGAACACCAACTTTTGCCAGAAATAAGGCAAACCCAAGCGGTGCTTTCGACTGCACCATCCCCTGCGCAGCCATCACATCCGTAATCGTTAAACCACCTGAGCCTGTCGCCGGTGCGTCATCGCTCAATTTTGGAGATTTTGGGGAGTAATATTTTGGTAAGGCTTCAAGGTTCATGCTCGTTCTCCACTTACGCCAGTACGCCAATTGCCAGCGCACGATCGATAAAACGAAATATCAGCTCCAGTTGGGAGCCATACTTCTCTTCAAATGCCACGGTATCCGCATGCAGTTCGTCGTGATGCTTTCTGCACAAAGGCAACACAAAGAGGTCATGCGCTTTTGTACCCATTCCCCCCTGACCGTGGCCTATCAGGTGGTGGGGATCATCAGCAGGCTTTCCACAACATGCACACGGCTGTGTCTTAACCCAGCGCGTGTACTTTTCGTTAACCCAGCGGCGACGTTTGGGGCGTAACATAAAAGACTCCGGCGACTCCGGATCCACTTTCAGCGCCAGCACCTTTTTCGCTTTATCCTGGATAATGCTGGTGGCAGGAACCGAAGGCACAAGGTCACTTTCCCGGGTGACAGACGGCACAACAGGCTTCGGTAATCTCAGTGCCTTACGGGCTGCACTTTCCGGTAAGGCATCCGCCAGATCATTACGAACCAGCCACCAGCACAGTTCCGGCATTGTCACAACGTGACTGTCATCAAAACCGAGATCCCGACGCACAACAGACAACACCCAGCGGGCACAGTTATCCGTTGCCATTGATTCCAGCCGTTCCGTGAATTGATCGCGCAGCTGGTTATCACAGTGCCAGCACAGACGGATTGCGCCCGGAGCGTGTCGCATTGTGGTCATGTTCTCGCTGTGCCAGTCGGAATGAGGCCACTGGCAGCCCTTTTCACGAAGTAACCAGCTTTCAAGACATTCCACGCCACCAGCACGACGGATCACTGCCTCATTGCGGAACACGGCCCGAACAGCAGGATCATCCGCCAGCGGTTGTGATGCCGCGGGAACGGCACCACTGGCGAAAGATGAATAACGTTCCGGCTCAGGCTCCAGCAGTACACGCCCCTGCATAAACAGGGGCATCAGCTCTGAACCTGGTCTGAACAATACGATCCCCATACGCGGGGCTATTTCAGGGGTCAGTAGTGCTCTCACGGTCACCTCAATGAACGGTATCGAGCAGCTTTAACAGCTCAGGGAATCGGGATTCGAAGAAATGCGGCTGCGTCTCGCGCGGATTTGCGGGACTGGTGATGTTCTTGCCGAACATGCAGCCTTTCGCTGTCAGCGACCAGAATTTTTTGATGTTGTTAATCGCGGTACGGCTGTATCGTTCGCGCTGCTCGACGATCCCCAGCTTCACCATCTGGTGATATGCCTGATTAGCTGTCAGGTGGATACCATACTGCTTCAGCAGTGCACTCAGTGACAGCGTGGGGCGGCTTGAACCATCAGGCGCGTCAGCAGGAGCATCAATGGCATAGCGCGGTGCCAGATTCGGTAAGCCAACAGCCTCCTGGAGTTTCTGACAGGCACCAAGCACTGAAGAGTTAGACAGGTTTAATTCCCGGCGCATAAAGTCCAGCAGAATCACACCAGCCTGCATCTTGTCAGCAGCCTGTCCGGATAATTTTTCCGGTGCGCTGGTTACCATGTCGAAAGTACGGATCACCTTCAGATGGAATGACGGGCTGATCCACATTGCATAGGCATACACCAGTTCCTTGCAGACATAAGTTCCCCGTTCATTTCCCCCATGAATCACACTCACCGGGTCAACACCCAAATTCTGGGTGTTGGTCAATTCATGAACAAGTTCAACAGTTTGTTGGCTGGAAAGAAACTTTCCTGGCTCCTTGGTTCTGGCATTTGCACCAGATGCTACTGCTGCGCGATGCAGATCGTTCAGGCTGTAACGCCCATAAGCATCACGACGAACTTCAATACCATCAATGACCATCAGATTATTCATACTTCGTTTCTCCTCTTGATCAGGCGGCTGCACCCGCCGTTTTCTCGTACTTACTGATAGTGATCTCGACCTTCCCTTCCGGGATAACCGGTCCCCACTCCACCAGCATTCTTTTCACCTGACTGTCGTCTTCCCACACACCCGCGTGGGTCAGGGCGTCAAACAGCGCCTTGTTATAGTTGTCCAGATCGCGGATCCGGTTATCCGGAGGAAACAACACGATCTCCACTGAAGCAGGTGCCGACGTTGGTTTTGGCAGACGACGTAACTGCTCAACTATTGCTGCACACGCCGCGCTCTGGAATTTGCGCCCCGCCGCGCTTATCAGGCTCTTACCTGCAAACGCCCCTTTGTTGGGGTGTCGCCAGTACGTGTTCACGCTGGGCGGAAAAGGCAGTATTAGCTTCATACTTTCAGGCCCCTCTCATGTAACCAGTGGGCTGCACGCAGCCTGGCGTTTGCCTCACCGGCAAGCAGTGCGCGGATAATCCCGACCGCCTCGCTGTCGTCGTCCTCCACCGCGGTATGAAGAGTGATACCCCGGGCCACGCCACGCTTTATCGTGATGACACCTTTTTTCTCCAGTGCGCGAAGATGCTCCACCGCTGCATTCACCGAACGGTATCCCAGCATGGTTGCCACCTCCTGATTGGTTGGCGGAAAGCCACGCTCTTTCTGATAAGAAATCAGCATATCCAGCACCTGCTGCTGGCATTGAGTTAACGTCGTCATTACGCCCCCACGTAATTCCCTGACAGATACCACTCTTCACCCGATGCAGCGCGCTTGCTGCTTTTCCGTAAGCACCGCTCACGACGCGCCAGAAAATTGTTTCGTTCTGGCTGGGAGTGGCTTTCACGGAATGCCGCCATCCACACGGTTGCAGCACGACGGTATAAGCCCCTTGACTCCAGTTCTTCAGCCTGGCGGGTCAGGCACAAAATCACCCGGGGATCGTTAGTGCCGACATAGAAATTGCGCACAGGTCTGGTTTCACGAACTGGTTGTGGTTCCGGCTCCTGCGCTCTCTCAGTCAGGCGCGGGAAATGTCTGCGTGTATCCCCTTCACAACGGTGAGCCACACGCCCACTCTGACGTAACTTGCTTGCAGACTGCAGAACGCGCTGCCGTGAGTAACCTGCAAAAGCATCCGCAATGTCTCCGGAAGTACACCCCGGATGGGCTTCAATGAATTTCTGAACGTCATTTAACAGACTCATGATCACCCTCTGAATCCTACCGGGATCTGGCTGTAGTCCACGTTGTCGTAACTGGCTTTGAAGTACGGGTCCTCGCGTTTTTCGGTGTACGTGCTGACGGACGGCGATAAGCGCAGGGAAAGCTCATCCCATTTTTCCCGCAGCTTCGACGGGCTGAGCACGTTACGGCACCAGAACGGATCGCGGCTGACACGGCTGTACATCTCGCAGATTTGTTTGTGAGTACGCCCATCCTGTACACACATCAGGCGAATTTCGTTTGCCCAGGCTGTCCAGTTCGGTTCTTTGGGACGAACCACCTCGCCGTCACATTCGGCAGCCTGCTCGTACAGGGCGATTATTTTCTTCCAGAGCCACTGTGCGCAGGTCAAATCATCCTGCGTTCCCCACTGGCGCTTTTTAGGGCTGAATACAACCGCATCAGGATGGCGAGTTAAAAACTCCTGTTCAGCCGTCTGCGTGTCCGGTTGCGAAGCGTCCGGACGAGAAGTTTTTTTATCTGACGGATCATGTTTTGATTTTACTGACGGATCCCCGCCAGATTCTGACGGGTGAAAACCCGCTTTTTTGCCAGATTTCGACGCATCAAATTTTGACGGGTCAGATTTTGATGCGTCAGATTTTGACGGGTCAGAATCTGACAGTTGAGAAAAAGCCGCAGCCTGAAGCTTCGCAACGTTAAGCTGATAAACATTCGACGCATTGCGGTTACCCTGGCGACGCGCCTTACGCGTTAACCAGCCTTCTGCTTCCAGCCGTGCGATAGCCGTTCTGACGGTACTCATCCCCGCACCAATCTGGCGGGCAATGGTTTCAATTGATGGCCAGCACACACCTTCGTCATTACTGAAATCAGCCAGGCGGGCCATAATTGCCACGCTGGATAATTTCATGCCTGACGCAGCGCAACCATCCCATACATAGCCGGTTAATTTAGTGCTCATGACCGACCTCTATTTCCCTGAATTTACGACGAAACTGTTCGAGCGGACTGAAGCATTCATGCTCATAGCCTTCGCGGAGGTAGATAACACGTTGTGTTTCCGGCTCCCAACGAATGACTCTGACGGGCACTCCGTAGTGATCTTTGAACCAGCGGTTAACTTGTCGCAAAGGACTGTCTCCTTCTGCCGGTTGAAATCACCCACAGCCCACTCTGCAAAGCTGTGGGTTACAATTTCCCTGTCACCTGGTACATTTACTGCATAGCAATACTCCACCTTCGCTTTTCCACCCGGTACAGGAAGTGCAATCAGTTGCGAGCGACGGTAGTGTGTTGTTAAACTGTTCATGCGTTAGTTTCTCCACAGTCACGACACGCCACGGCGCCCGGAGCTGCACACTCGCGGGCGTCATTACTTTCTGAAATGCAAAAAATTTTGTAGACCAGTGCTGCATGCTCCTGCAGCTTCGAAATTGAGAGGTACAGCTCGTCATTAATTGCTGTCTTCTCATGCGGTTCCACTACACCGTCTTCAATTGCTGAACGAATCTGTTTTGAATAACTGCCGATCTGTTCAATGACCTCCAGCAGGCGTTGGTTGATATCGGCGTTGTCCACATCCTCGATGTCAGGAAGAGACACAAAGACGCCATTTGCAGACTGCGCCACAGCATCAGCAATGAAGTGAGTGCCACCAGCACGCTGTAAAACCATTGCCCATCCCAGCGGGAAAATCTGATCGCCATCTGCACGAAGGCGGTTGAATAAAGCGTTTTCTGTTACATCGAGCCAGTCAGCCGCTTCAGCGTAACCACCCGGCAACGCCGCGATAGTTTTTCTGACAGCTTTCACGTACCACTCAGGCTGTTTTTCTATTTTCCAGTGATGCTTACCCACGATTAGCCTCATCGTTCTGTGGTTAAAAATTGAAAGTGTTCTGCTAATCTTTCGGATAGATATCCGGTCTTAAGTCAGATTTCGTAATTGCACCTGACGTGCATTGCTCAAGTTTTTTAGCCAGCACAAAACTGGCTTTTTTATAACCATTGAAAACCAGCCGTAAGTAGCCAGGTGTTGAGCCAACTTTTCCGGCCAACTCGCCCTGCTGTTCTTTGGTTAAAGAGTCCCAATACGCTTTCATACAATATGTACCTCCGGTGTACATATTACATGATTGAAATGAACCTTCAAGATACTTGTACCTTAACGGTACAAGGGTTTTAATTTCGTTATGAAAACAATCCATGACATCCGGCGGTCTAACGCCAGAAAACTGAGAGATGGTGTTGGCGGGAATTCTTCCTTTGCCACTATGATTGATCGCGAGCCAACCCAGACCAGCAGGTTTATGGGAGATGGTGCTACTAAAAATATCGGTGACAGCATGGCACGACACATCGAAAAATGTTTCGACCTGCCTGTCGGATGGCTCGATCAAGAACACCAGACAACGAACATCACAAAACAACCTGATGTTTCAATCACTAATAAACAAATCACATTAGTCCCTGTCATATCATGGGTACAGGCCGGAGCATGGAAAGAAGTTGGATATTCTGAGGTTGATTTGAGCACAGCAGAAACATATCCCTGCCCTGTACCCTGCGGGGAAATGACTTATATCTTGCGGGTGATAGGTGATTCAATGATTGATGAGTACCGCCCGGGAGACATGATTTTTGTCGATCCTGAAGTACCTGCCTGCCACGGTGACGACGTTATTGCATTGATGCACGATACAGGTGAAACCACCTTCAAAAGGTTGATAGAAGATGGGACACAGCGTTATCTCAAAGCGTTAAACCCAAACTGGCCTGAGCCTTACATTAAGATCAACGGTAATTGCTCTATAATTGGTACAGTGATTTTCTCAGGAAAACCAAGAAGATACAAAATCAAAGCCTAATCAATGTTTATGAACCTGCTTCGGCAGGTTTTTTTATACTTGACAATGTACCTATGAGATACATAATGTACCCAAGCGAAACAACGAACAGGCAGGACGCCCACGAAGTAGCCGCCTGGGGCATATGAAGTCCAGGATGATTCGTTAGCAACAAAAAAGCGCCCTACCGGACGCTTCGCTCTTTAACAATCTGGTCCCCATCAACAAGTAACTGATAACTTGAGGAGATGTGAAATGCACAAAACAGAACCCAAAATCGTCGCGCCTGGCTACACAGATGAGGAAATTTATGAGTGGATGACAAAGAAGCTGGCAGCTATAAACCAGCTTCGTGAAGTGCTGTCTTATCGACAGGAAACAATAGACTCCTTAAAAAAACTGGATCAGGAAATCACGGTTTTATCACAGGATGTTACTTTAGATATTGTGCAGACAAATTAGGATCCCATTCATTTTCGTCAAAATCATCAAAGTGATGAATTTGTGATCTCCAGTCTCGATAATCTAAAAATTTCTGGGCGGTTACGCTTATTTTATCAAGTGTGAGTTCATCCTGAATTGAAAGAAGAAGTTCATCAAATTTCATCTCATTAATCTGTTTTGGCATCCAGTGATGCTTCATCAGAATAAGGTGAACCAGAGCCTTTTTCCCATTCAACTGATTATAGGGAGTGCCGAATTTCTTCCGGTGCTCATGTAAGACAAGGTCCAAAAGAGTAAGTAATGTTGCCCTTGATTCAACTTTGCTTATTTCGACTGATGACACTACCCCACTGATTTCAATGCCCCGATACTTTCCAACATTTTCACAGTGGGATTTGTACAGCGTATAGATATTACCGGACATTTCTTTTCCTTTTGCGTTGTTGGGGATAACCAGATTAACCGAATCCTTGTTGTTGGGGAATAACCAGGTCCACCTCGCCTGATGTGGCTAAAAGCAGGCACATAACAGCTAAGTATTTTCAACCAGAGAGAATTCTTAGCGTTGTGGTGAATGCGGCTCTGCGCACGCGGGTTAAGGTTGAGGCTGACAGTCGACCTTCTGTGAATACCCACCCGTCTGGTGTGCAACCTTCGCCAGGCACCGGGAGGCACCCGGCACCACAACTTTATGCTGTGTGTAGTCCTGACGATACCAGTTTGTACCCTTGCTTCCGGCTGGTACCGTCCTTTTTACAAAACAGAGAAGAGCATCACCGGACGACGGGCTCATAACCCAATCCATCCGGGCGGCTGCCACCGCAGGTGTTCTTCTCTGTTTTGTGGAGAAACTAACCGACCTTGCAGGGTCGATATGATGAGGAGCAGCAAAATGGCTAGTGAACGCAGTACTGATGTGCAGGCATTTATCGGGGAGCTGGACGGCGGCGTATTTGAAACCAAAATCGGCGCAGTTCTAAGTGAAGTCGCTTCCGGTGTGATGAACACGAAAACCAAAGGGAAGGTCTCACTCAATCTGGAAATCGAACCGTTTGATGAGAACCGTGTGAAAATCAAACACAAACTCTCATATGTTCGCCCGACTAACCGCGGGAAAATTTCCGAAGAAGACACCACCGAAACGCCGATGTATGTCAATCGCGGTGGTCGCCTGACTATTCTGCAGGAAGACCAGGGACAATTACTGACTCTTGCCGGTGAACCTGACGGAAAACTCCGCGCAGCAGGTCATTAATATCGTTATTAATAAACTGATTATTTATCTCATCACTGAATATCTTTATATAGTGAGGACTTATTATGTCTCAGAACTTAGACGCAACCGCAATTAATCAAATCCATGCCCTTATTTCTGCTCAGGGTGTTAATGAAATTATCAGTAAGATTGGTGCCGATGCTGTGGCATTGCCTGAGAATTTCCGCATTCATGATCTGGAAAAATTTAATTTAAATCGCTTCCGTTTCCGTGGTGCGCTTTCCACTGCCAGCATCGATGACTTTACCCGTTATTCTAAAGATCTTGCAGATGAAGGCACCCGCTGCTTTATCGATGCTGATAATATGCGTGCCGTCAGTGTGCTTAACCTGGGTACTATTGATGAACCAGGTCACGCAGATAACACCGCCACACTCAAACTGAAAAAGACAGCACCGTTCTCTGCTCTGTTGTCTGTTAACGGCGAGCGTAACTCCCAGAAGTCACTGGCAGAATGGATTGAAGACTGGGCCGACTATCTTGTGGGTTTTGATGCTAATGGTGACGCTATTCAGGCAACAAAAGCAGCTGCGGCTGTCCGTAAAATCACGATTGAAGCAAACCAGACCGCTGATTTTGAAGATAATGACTTCAGCGGCAAACGCTCCCTGATGGAGTCTGTCGAAGCGAAGACCAAAGACATTATGCCAGTGGCATTTGAATTTAAATGCGTTCCGTTTGAAGGTCTGAAAGAACGTCCGTTTAAATTACGCCTCAGTATTATCACTGGCGATCGTCCTGTACTGGTTCTGCGCATTATTCAGCTGGAGGCGGTGCAGGAAGAAATGGCTAACGAATTTCGTGATCTGCTTGTTGAGAAATTCAAGGACAGCAAAGTAGAAACCTTTATTGGTACTTTCACCGCCTGATTTCATTACTGCAAATGCCCCTGCGGGGGCATTTATGGAAACGTAATTTACTCAATAATCGCCGGATGGTGAGGGATTCTTTTTACCAGAATTCAGCGCGGTGCAGCGCATATACGTGGAGAACAAAATGTCATTTATTAAAACTTTTTCCGGGAAGCATTTTTATTATGACAGGATAAATAAAGACGACATCGATATTAACGATATCGCGGTTTCCCTTTCAAATATCTGTCGCTTTGCCGGTCATCTTTCGCACTTCTACAGCGTCGCCCAACATGCGGTTCTTTGCAGCCAGTTGGTGCCGCAGGAATTTGCTTTTGAAGCGTTAATGCATGATGCAACAGAAGCGTATTGCCAGGACATTCCCGCACCACTGAAACGCCTTCTTCCTGACTATAAACAAATGGAAGAAAAAATAGACGCCGTAATCCGTGAGAAATACGGGTTACCCCCAGTTATGAGTACGCCCGTGAAATATGCCGATCTCATCATGCTGGCAACCGAACGCCGCGATCTCGGGCTTGATGATGGCTCTTTCTGGCCTGTACTGGAAGGTATCCCGGCAACAGAGATGTTCAACGTGATTCCACTGGCACCGGGCCATGCCTACGGGATGTTTATGGAACGCTTTAACGAGTTATCGGAGTTACGCAAATGCGCATGAATGTTTTCGAAATGGAAGGGTTTCTTCGTGGGAGATGTGTACCGCGAGATCTGAAAGTAAATGAAACAGATGCTGAATACCTGGTGCGTAAATTCGATGAGCTTGAAGCTAAATGTGCAGCACAGGAAAACAAAGTAATACCAGTGTCAACTGAACTGCCACCAGCAAATGAAAGTGTTTTGTTATTCGATGCTAACGGAGAAGGCTGGCTAATTGGCTGGCGTTCTCTCTGGTACACCTGGGGACAAAAAGAAACCGGAGAATGGCAGTGGACATTTCAGGTCGGGGACCTTGAAAACGTCAATATCACTCACTGGGCAGTAATGCCAAAAGCACCGGAGGCTGGAGCATAATGACCACTTTTACCGACAAAGAACTGATTAAAGAAATTAAAGAGCGTATCAGCAGCCTTGACGTGCGAGACGATATTGAGCGCCGTGCTTATGAAATCGCACTCCTATCTCTGGAAGTAGAACCAGATGAACGCGAAGCTTATGAATTATTCATGGAAAAGCGTTTCGGTGACTTAGTAGATCGTCGGAGAGCAAAAAACGGCGATAACGAATACATGGCATGGGATATGACTCTCGGTTGGATCGTCTGGCAGCAACGAGCTGGTATCCATTTTTCAACAATGTCACAGCAAGAGGTGAAATAATGGAGCCATACAGCCTCACACTCGATGAGGCCTGTCATTTTCTCAAGATATCCAGACCGACTGCCATTAACTGGATACGCACAGGGCGTCTTCAGGCAACACGCAAAGATCCCACTAAGAATAAATCTCCTTACCTCACAACACGACAAGCCTGCATTGCGGCTCTTCAGTCTCCGCTGCATACTGTCCAGGTGAGCGCGGGTGATGGCATAACAGAGGAAAGAAAATGTCACTCTTCCGCAGAGGTGAAATATGGTACGCCAGTTTCACATTGCCAAACGGTAAAAGATTTAAACAGTCTCTTGGAACAAAGGACAAAAGGCAGGCGACAGAACTCCATGACAAGCTAAAGGCTGAAGCATGGCGGGTCAGCAAACTTGGTGAAATACCTGATATAACGTTCGAGGAAGCGTGTGTCAGGTGGCTTGAAGAGAAAGCATATAAAAAATCACTGGACGATGACAAAAGCCGGATCGGATTCTGGCTTCAACATTTCGCAGGAATGCAACTAAGAGACATTACTGAATCAAAAATTTATTCAGCAATGCAGAAAATGACGAACCGGCGTCATGAGGAAAACTGGAAACTCAGGGCAGAAGCATGCAGAAAAAAAGGGAAACCTGTTCCAGAATACACGCCAAAACCAGCGTCCGTTGCAACGAAGGCTACGCATCTTTCATTTATAAAGGCCCTACTAAGAGCCGCAGAGCGTGAATGGAAAATGCTGGATAAGGCACCAATTATTAAAGTGCCTCAACCAAAGAATAAACGGATCCGCTGGCTGGAGCCCCATGAAGCACAAAGGCTGATTGATGAATGTCCGGAGCCATTAAAGTCTGTTGTTGAATTTGCACTGGCAACAGGCTTAAGACGCTCGAACATCATCAACCTTGAATGGCAACAAATAGATATGCAGCGCCGGGTGGCATGGATAAACCCGGAAGAGAGTAAATCAAACCGCGCAATTGGCGTTGCGCTGAATGATACTGCATGTCGCGTATTGAAAAAACAAATCGGGAATCATCACCGTTGGGTATTTGTGTACAAGGAAAGCTGTACCAAACCAGACGGAACGAAAGCGCCAACAGTAAGGAAGATGCGGTATGACGCAAACACAGCCTGGAAAGCGGCGCTGAGACGGGCTGGTATTGATGATTTCAGATTTCACGACTTGAGACACACCTGGGCAAGTTGGCTGGTTCAAGCCGGAGTCCCGTTGTCAGTTTTACAGGAAATGGGAGGCTGGGAGTCTATCGAAATGGTTCGTCGATATGCTCACCTTGCACCTAATCACCTTACCGAACACGCACGGCAAATAGACTCGATCCTGAACCCATCGGTCCCAAATTTGTCCCAGTCAAAAAATAAGGAAGGTACTAATGATGTGTAACTTATTGATTTTAATGGTGCCGATAATAGGAGTCGAACCTACGACCTTCGCATTACGAATGCGCTGCTCTACCAACTGAGCTATATCGGCCCTGAAAAGGACATGTTCACGAACGTGAATCACGGTGGACAAGGTTAAAACTAACCGGGCGATGCGTCAATGGCCTTGTGAATCAAATGGCTACTTTTGCATCACCCGGTTTTATTTACGCACGAACGGTGTAATCACCAATACCGATCCACTTGTAGGTGGTCAGCGCTTCCAGCCCCATTGGTCCGCGTGCGTGGAGTTTTTGCGTGCTTACCGCCACTTCCGCGCCAAGACCAAACTGGCCGCCGTCGGTGAAACGTGTAGACGCGTTAACGTAAACAGCAGAGGAGTCCACTTCATTGACAAAACGCTGGGCATTGCGCATATCACGCGTCAGGATCGCATCGGAGTGTTGCGTCCCGTGTTCACGAATATGGGCGATGGCGTCGTCAAGATCGCTGACGATTTTGACGTTCAAATCTAACGACAGGAATTCATCGTCATACTCTTCCGCCTTAACAGCCACCACTTTCGCAGATCCTGCCTGCAACTGCGCCAGTGCCGCAGCATCGGCGTGTAACGTCACGCCGCTTTCCGCCATTTGCTTGCTTAACGCAGGCAGGAAGTTATCAGCGATGTTTTTATTCACCAGCAACGTTTCTACCGTATTGCAGGTACTCGGACGCTGGGTTTTCGCGTTGACGATCACTTTCAGGGCTGCAGAAATGTCAGCACTTTCATCAACGTAAATATGGCAGACGCCAATGCCGCCAGTGATCACCGGAATTGTCGACTGCTCGCGGCACAGCTTATGCAAACCAGCACCACCACGCGGGATCAACATGTCGATGTATTTATCCATGCGCAGCATTTCACTCACCAGTGCGCGATCCGGATTATCAATCGCCTGCACTGCGCCTGCCGGTAAACCGCAGGATTTCAGGGCGTCCTGAATCACCGCTACCGTTGCAGCGTTAGTGCGACAGGTTTCTTTGCCGCCGCGCAGGATCACCGCGTTACCGGTTTTCAGACACAGCGAAGCGACATCAACTGTCACGTTCGGACGCGCTTCATAAATTACACCTATAACACCCAGCGGCACGCGGCGACGCTCCAGACGCAGACCGCTGTCCAGCACACCTCCATCAATCACCTGCCCTACCGGATCGGCAAGATTACACACCTGCCGCACATCGTCGGCAATGCCTTTCAGGCGCGCGGGCGTTAACGCCAGACGGTCAAGCATCGCTTCGCTAAGGCCATTGGCACGCGCGTCAGCAACATCCTGGGCGTTAGCATCGAGGATGCTTTCGCTCTGTGCTTCCAGCTCATCAGCGATCTTTTCCAGCACGCGATTTTTTTCGCGGCTGGAGAGTTGCGCTAATTTATACGAGGCTTGCTTCGCAGCAATGCCCATTTGTTCCAGCAT